TAGAGCTTGCAGAGCGAGCATGGATTCCCCGAGCCGTCGACAAAGGAGGCATGCGGCTGCAAAATCGGGGTCACGGTCTGACCTAGAGCGGAGGCACACAACAGCGCTGTGACGGAAATAATGAGCCGTTTGATCATTTGCTTGACTTTCCTCTGAAGGGGGTGGAAGACTTGGAACCCTGATGCTCGCAGGTTTGCTGCTAACAATCGTCCTGGTGTATGTGTTCGGCTATATCGCGGTTAAGGCTGCGGTTGCTCTCATTGATTGGGAGTGTCGCCGGAAGAATACGCCTGAGTCGCGCCGCCTGTGGCTCCAAGGGCTGCTGAATAGGCCTGCACCTTTGCCGAAGCCTGACCAAACGGCATCTTCTGAGCCTTACTGACGGCAATTGCCAGCCTAGACTTGACGGCTGGATTATCCAGAACCGCTTTCATCACTCCAGCAATCGCCCCAATTCCGCTACTCCCGGTTACTGCCTTTGCCGCTGCTCCTGCTACCGGGGTTCCGATCCCAATTAACTGATGATTTGAGATGCGATTCACTGCGCGCTCGAGGATAGGCTGCAAGTCGAGTAACTTGGACTCAGCCGCATTCAATTTGCTGATTTCGGGAAACTGAGTTGCAATTTCCTCTTTCAGCCCTCGAGCGAGAGCCTTTTGCGCTTCTACGGATGCCGAACCCTGCTCCCCATACTTGCCAGCTAGAACGCGATAGGTTCCTTGTTTCATTGCCTGAGCTTTAGCTGCGGCCATATCTGGAGCGGGTTGGCCGTTTGTGGCTCCCTGCTCCTGAAGGAATTGCTGCCTCGAGGCGTCGATCGCGTTCAGATCCCCACTGGCGTTTACTTGGTTGGCAAACTTTGCCTTTGCGAGATCCGCTCGAGTCGCTACCTTGTTCGGGTCAATAGGCCGAGTTGGATCCGAGGCGATTTCGTTCTTGATTGCATCGTTCAGTGTGTCAATTCGGTCACCTAGCTTCTCGAGTCCTGCCTTGGAGATGGGAATTTCATTCTGAAGGCCGGTTTGGACGATGCCCGAGCGGTCAGCTTGGCTCAGAGTGGTCGACGGTTTCAGCGCGGACTCATATGCGCCTTCTGGCGTCTTCCCGAGCAATGCCGCCCGCCCCGCGCCACTAACGCCCGCCCCGAGAATCTTGGGAGCTAATTTGGCCGCTCCGAATGTCACGGCTGCGGGTCCAATGACTCCCCCAGCAGCATATGCAGGATTCTTTTTGATGAAATCGGCTGCCTGCACCTGCCCTTGCTGGGCCTGTTGCTGAACTTGTGCATTGGCTTGCGAATCTTGAGGCCGCCCTGTTGCTGCGGTAGTCGGATACATCCCGCCCGGTGCTACTCCAGATGCAAGGAAAGGCTCTGCCATGCCCGCAACGGTATCGATGGGGTGCATGACCATGTTCTTGATCCCAGCAGCCGCGCCTCGAGCAGCATCCCCGAGACTCCATCCGCCCTTGGGAGCGAGCGCATCTGGTTTTGCCTCAGAAATCGGCACAGCCTTACTGAAATCCAGCGTGACCGGCTGAATAGGCGTGGCTTTGCTGAAATCGAGCGTTACTGGAGAGGTCGCCATTTATGGAGCAATCCCAAGGTCCCGTTTGCCGTCTGTATAGTGGTTTTTCCCGTCGCTGCCTGGAACGATGTGCGTTGCGCCGGGAGGGGGGCCATTTGGGGCCGATTGGCCGCCGCCCTGCGCCGCGCTCTGCACATCCCCATACATTCGCTGCAAGACAGGGTTCTTGCCGATCCTCGAATTGATCTGCGAGTTAACAGACCCGCGAATGCCTGCAATCGCTCCATCGCGCCCCTCTTTGCTTAATTTGGCAGAGACGAGATTTGCAGCCTGCAGCCGCGAGGCATCGCTTCCCACGCCTCCGCCCATGACTTTGGCATAATCATCAGCCACGCCGAGCACTTGAGCAGCATACTGAGCCAATGGTCCGCTGCCAGCCGCTGCCCTTGTCCAATCCTCCAGAGAGTTGAATGCCGGAATCTGATTCTGCGGAATCTTCTTTGCGGTTTCGGCCAATTGATCGAGCGTTCCACCCTTGTCGACCAGCGATTTGGCTGATCCAAAGAATTGGATTTGAGCGGGAGACTTCGCAACAGCAAATTGCGCTTCATCCTCCTGTGGGTTAAATGAGGGGTTTAGCTTCTTTGCGGCGAAGATGGACTTAGCGATGAAATCTGGCGTTGCCCCGCGAGATTTCAACTCCGATAGCGTAGCATCATGATTTGCCAGCAATTGCCCCGCTGCGTTCGGGTCCCCTTGCGAGAGAGCCTGTTTTTGACGAGCAAGCGCCATCTCATAAGGTTGCCGGGCCGCCGCTTCCGCTCCTGCTTTGGCCGCTGCTTGCTTTACCTCTCCTGCCTGAATCTGCGCTGCACCTGGAGCGGTGCCCATCGCGACAGAGGTATTCGAGGGTGCATAGAAGATGCTGTTTGGATCACTCTTGCCGCGCTCCTGCTCAAACTGAATCTTCTTCTGCGCATCCTCCAGCAGTTTGTTGAACCCGCCCATGCCGCTGATTTGCGCGTTCAACTGTTTGCGGATCACTGCTGGATCGCCGGACTGAGCGAGTTGCTGCGCCATCTGGACATGCGGGGGGTCTAGCAACCCCTTTTGCGCTAGTTCCTGTGCGGTGGTGGTCAGGCCCTGCACGAGCTGATCATCTGGAAGGTTGGCGACTCCCGTCATTGCGTCAATCAGCATTCCGTTTTTGGTCTTCATCGCTGTTGCATTGGCTGAGCCGGTCTGTGCATCGTCTTTGGCGATGGTTGCGGCTTTCGCCTTCAAGTCGAGTACGTGAGTTTGAATTCCCTGGATAGCTTTGAAGGATGCCCCGTTTCTCTTTGCCAGCGTGACGAGCTGATCGTAATCAGGCATCGATGACGACGATGCGGAGGTTCCAGTGCTTGGCTGCCCCCACTCCTGCATGGATTTACTGAGTGCCTGCTGATCCTTGAGTTCAATCTGTTTCTGTTGGAGATCGAGTTGCCCAGATTGAACGCGCTGTTGCGCCTCCTGCTGCTGAAGCGGAGCCATTGCCATCTGGTTTTTGAGCGCCAATAGCTGCCCAATCTGGCCGGTAAGGTCAGGCTGTTGCTGAGGTGGGTTGAGATGCAAAGCCGGGAGCGCAATAGAGCCCATTTCTTACCCCAATCCCAACTGCTTCAAGAGAAGAAGCTGCTGAATGTTGCTGGATGTTCCGCCGAGCGCACCGGTCCATGCGTTCGCACCGCCGATGATTCCTGAGGCATTCGCCGCGCCTGCGTTCTGATAATCCTGCCCAATGTTTTGGCCGGTATTAAGCAGGTTTTGCGATACGTTGTTGGCTGCGCTCTGGCCCGCCGACGCGAGCTGGCCCGATGCTGTCTGCCCGCCTCCAGCTAATGCAGAAAGCCGATTGAAGATGTTGTTCTGATCGTTGTTGTACTGGTTGTAACCCGTCTGGAAGCCCGTCAGAGCCCTGTTATAGACGTTGCCATACTCATTTGAGGCATAGTCCTGCCCATAGGTATCCAGAGCCTTGGCGGTGCCTCCTGTGAGCACCCCACCCCTTGCGGCGGCGCTGCGCTGTATCGCATCGGTTCCAAGCGCGAGCCTTGCTTTGTATCCAGGGTCATTTTGCTCTGTGAGCGCATCCGGTGCGGTGAAGTGGCCGGAATAGGGAGTCAGCAGGGAACCAAATCCGCCGCCTGCTGAACCACCTCCTGCTTGCCCGGGTGCTGTCTGCATTCCGAGTTGCTGGTTCTGCTGGCCGCCGCCGAGTACCGGATTCGCGCGGGGGACTCCAACGGGCAATCCGCCCTGAGGCGTTCCAGCCAATTGCAGATTCGAGCCGGAGTTTACCGGCATGGCAGGGCTTCCCGTTGGGCTCGGGGCTCCGGTCAGGCCTGAGTTAATCGAGTTCATGCTGCTGGTGCCGAGAGCCGCATTACCCTGAGGGGCTGGGCTGCTGGGAAATGACCCAGACGGCTGGCCAAAGGATGAGTTTGGCGACAGTCCTAGAAGGTAACCGAGCTGGTTTTCGGCCGCGCCGCCTTGTTGCAGCCACGGAAGAGCGTTTTGCTGTGTCTGATTCCATTGCTGCTTCTGAAAGTTGAGCGCATCCTGCGATTCCTGATACTGAAGCTGAGCAGACTTGTCAGCAGCGCTCATTTGCTTGTCCGCAGCGCTCCCAGCGGCATGCGAGCCGATCAGTGCCCCGCCGATAGACCCGGCTGCCCCGATGCCTGCAACTGTTGCGATGGTCCCTGCAGTTATCGCTCCCGAAATGGCACACCTCCCGCTACTTCTTCAGTGATCAATACCGAATCCGTGTCACTCCTGCGACTCATCAAAAGCCCTGCCTCGTCCGTCATCTCGTTTTCAGCCTCTTCCACTGTCTTCGCATCCGTGCGGAAGCTCATCGTGATCACCGCGTCTTCTATGTTCTCCAGAGGTGTTGCGAATATCTGCTTTCTGCCCCTCGAAGCTGCAATGACGTGATAGCCGTCAAACTTTGTCCACTTGACCCCCGTGAACGCCCAGAGCGTCCCTGAAAGAACTACTGTTGTCGGCACCTTGTAAAGCGCTCCCATGACATACGTTCCCGGCTTCATGCGAATCGTCCGCGTATAGATGCCGCCGTGGATGATGTGCTCGGTGTGAACTTCGATCTGAGGCGTCCCGAGCAACGTATGCTGGACCCGCATCATGCTTGCGAGAAGCTCGTCAGGGATTGCAGGCAAAGACTGAATTGGTCTGGCGATAGCGTTTGTTTCGACTGAGCACTCGTTCAAACTGCCCCCCTGTTGGTGCGCTCCAAAGAACTACTGCGCATCCATGATCTCTTGCAAAGTCTTCTACCGCCTTCATCAGCCATCCGCCGATTCCCGTATTCCTTGCCGATTGCGTTACAAAGATGCTCTCGACCGTCGAAACCCGTACAGAGTAGTGCGGCATAACCGGCAGGAGCACACTGGCGAACCCAACCACCCTTTCCAGATGCCATGCCATGAAGCATTGCAACAGGCCCGCCGTCTCCATTGCTGCATAGATCGCGGGGTCCGGTGTCGCCTTGCCGATCTCCGGTATCGAGCACTCGGCTGCATACTCTTCGAGAAGTGCAGTTTGTTCAAGTAGCCGCGCATAGCTGACGAGTTCGATCATGTTGGAGGCGTATACGCGCTTACCGAACCATTGACGAGGGTGAGCGAGCCATCCGCGCCTAATCCAGTCAGTTTTGCCAGCGCTACCGTTCCCGTAAAGAGCCCTGCCGGAAGTTGCGCCGTCGTAATCTGACCGCTCACATCCGTGAAATCCGGCTGCTGATCTGCGAAGTTCCCAGTTCCCGAGCTATAGGAAATCAGGAACTTGTGCGTATCCGGGCCGAAGGTGTTTGGGAGCTGCGGGGCGCCGCTGACGCTTGCATAAGGTACGTCAGATGGAACCCAGTTCGCCCCATCGAATACCAGAGGCTTGTTTGCTGCGGGTGCGGAGGCTACTAAAGCTGTGTAAGCTGTTCCTGCTCCGGTAACCTGGTTTGGCGAGGTCTTTTTGAATGCCGCCGTATCTGCGATGTGATCCAGATTCACATCTGCGGCTACATTGGTAAGAGAGTTCAGCTTTCCAACAGATGTGAGGTTCTGAACCGTCGTTCCGATGGGCTCGACTCTGCCTGAAATATGTGCATCAGGGGAGATATTTCCGATCAGCTCTCCCAAAATACTCAGTCCGTTTTCAAGTCTGCCCATCGCATCGGTAAACCATCTCGTCCATACCGGAGGCGTTGCGCCTGTCTTCGGATCAGCGATGGGTACGCGGACAATTCCCTGACCGCCTGGTAACGGTTGTTGGGCCACTATGCGGCCTCCACAAAGCCGTCATTGATGGTCCATGCAATCGGATCGGTAACAACGAACTCCCAGAGCCTTCTACGCCCCTGCCCAAGACGTTGGAACCTGACTATGGTTCCGTACTCACCAGCCTGTCCACAGGGCCTTGTGTGGTCATTGGACCATGTTTTACCGCCATTGTCGGACCAGCGCATGATGATCTCTGGTGCTCGGGGATCTCCGTTGCCGTCGACTAGCGGCGGTTGAGGGCCTAGACCAGTATCGAGGTCCAGAAACATCTCCGAATAGAAGACTCGTTGCATGCTGTTGGTGCCGGTCGGAGTCCTTCTAAGTCTGCGAATTGTCGCTCCGTTGTCGGTCAGGTTGTTCAAACTCAATTCGTAGACATTGCCCGAATCCCAATCGCCGATCAGATGCTTTCCGAACGCATAGACGTGATTCCAGCCCCAATGAGCTTTGTAGCCGGTGGTCGTCCATTTCGCCAGCTTGAACCAGACACCTTCGCCGATATCAAACACCCACGACCATGAGGATCCTGGAATGTAGAGCACCCACCAGATATGGCCGCCCATCTGCATGGAGTAGGAGGTCAGGTTGTCGATCGACGCATATGACTGCAGATCGATCTCTACCGCATGTGTCGAGATTCGTTGCGGAGTGTACCCATTCGCTCTCCACGCTACGCGGGCGCCGCGTTCATCCTCATCGATCCAGAACACGGTGTTATCGAGAATGCAGGGCGAGAACGTTGGGCCGTTGCCTTTTTCGACCATCACGCCCGGGATCACATCGAAGACGTTATCCGATCCGGTGTCCTGATAGGGCTGCGCGTGTCTTTCCCCGAAAATCCACAGTTCTCTATGCAGAACCGCTATTGATGTGCAGTTCTCAGCAAAGACTGAAACTTCGTTGACTTGCAACCCGGGCCATGTGTTGCCGTCGAGAATTCCCGAAACTTGAAACTTGTTCGTATTCGCCAGGAGAACCACGAAATAGCCATCTGAATAAACCACTTGCAGGGGAGTGCCGGCCATGCTTGCCGTCACGTTCGTCAAAACATTGGTTGCAAGGGTGTAGCAATAGGCGTGCCCTGAGGAAATGATCAGCAGTTCGATGGTCGACGCGGCAATTGAGACAGCCTTCCCATCATTGGCTACAGTCCCGCGAATATCGAACGTTCCATCCGCATGCAGTTCGCAGAGTTTCGTTCCTGCAACGCGAAAACACCGTCCATTAATCCAGATTCCCTGACTGCGCACCGGCGACTCAGGCAAAGTGCAGAATACTGACGTCCCGGGCGTGCGAATCAGCGAAGGGCAGCTATCGGCTGCGCTCCCGCCATAGACTTTCAGCGGAGCAACCCCAGATTTGCCTTCGCGCGTCTCCTGAAACCAATTGATAGTTTCTTCGTCCGCGACGTTGGTTGAGACTGCGGTGTACGAACCCCCGACTAGGCCGAATCTCACGCTATACTTGCTCCATGAATAAGGCTGAATACTTTACGTGGAAAGAAAAGGTGGTCTCTGAGCACATCAGCCCCGCCACCGACGAGAAGCATCTTGAGATGGAAGGCGACGACCCCGAGATTCTGGTTGCTTGGGTTGAAAAACATCCAGATGCCATCCTCACTTACTCGCGTCCGAACGGCTGTCCTGACTGTCCGCATGATCTGTCGGTTCCTCAGTAGTCCAGCCAATACGAAGCAAGCCGTCCAGCTCCAACTGCGTGCGTGCAGTCAGAACCTTGGGCGGCTTGCCTTCGCGGGGCCAATAGACCTTGCAAGGGACCTTAGGCATGGTTGCTTTGGAGGGAGATGCTGGTCAGAACCGGAACAGGCGCGGGAATGCTGACGACATATTGCAGGGTTGCGGTGAGTGCAAGCCCTTCAGCCGTGGTCAGGCTGGCGGTCACGTTGTTGGTGCCATCTGCGACAGCGGTTTCGAGGCCGTTCGCATCGGTTGTGGCGGCTGCGGGGTTGTCATCGGTGTAGGTTGCGGTGGGGATCGTGCCGGTGAAGGGCTGGCCGAACTGATCCAACGCGACGATGACGGTTTGGTCGGTTTCTCCGACTGCAGTAAGAGTGATGGGGCCGGGATTGGGCATGGGAATTCCTTTCGAGAGAAGCTGGATGGTTGCGAGATAAGGTGGAGCGTCTTCTGCCGCGATCACAGAGAGAAGCTGAACAATGTGGCGGTTTTGAAGAATCTGAATCTGGCCCTGCTCTAGCAGGTCGCAGGTCAGGATAATCAGTTCCTTCAGCAGGTCTTCGGTGCCTTCGTGATGTTTATGGCTCATTGTTAAAATCCCATTCCGAACAGATCGGCGCGATAATTCCATCCATTCGGCTGCGACACGAGATCGGAACGAAGCGTCAAATCCGGAGCGTTCATCGTCTTGACGCGCGCCAAAGACTCAGCAGCAATCGCTACGACCTCCGGACGTAAAATAGCTCCATACTCCGCGGCGAATCGAACAGCGAGGTTATAGCGAAATGCCTCCGCATATCCGGGAGGGAAGGAAAGGATGGTCTGGAACGTCGAAGGAATCCCCAAGCCCTGCCAGCTATAGATTCTGACCGTATTCCCTGACGTGCTGGGGATGGGCCACATATTCAGTGAACGTAACGGGAAGTCTCCGGTGTCATAGCAGAGCAAAGGAAACGACCCTGTAACGTTCTTAACCGGGACTTTGGTCTGCCAATCCTCTACCGAGTAAAGGTTCATCGGCACTTCGATGGGATTAGCCGGGTTATTCAGCAGGATCGCGCTCATCGCGTCAATCCTTGCAGGTCGGTTGGTGTCGAAATCTCCCCCTGGCCCTAGCGTGTAAACCTGTTGCCCACCTACTAGCGCATAATCATCGGCGCGAGTCGTATAGATAGTCAGCCGATCAGCATTCCAAGCGTCCAGCATCTGATCGAGAACGTCTAGGCCATCGCTTGCATCGTCACCCGAGACTGATTCCCCCCCAGCCTTCGCACCGATCAGCCGCAATGCGCCTTCAATCACATTCAAGGCCGTTTGGCTTATCGAATTGTCGTTGGTCGATGGAGAGACGTTCGGTACAGGCGTGGTGATGATGTCGCCCGTCACTTGATCGACGATCAGCGAATATCGATTGCCTGCCTGGTCTGTGACGATCAAGGCCATTGGTTATCTCCCCTTGAGTGGGATATAGGGCTTAGGCGGCTCAGGAGGCTTCTTTTCATTCAGCAGCGCGAGCAGCCAAGCAATCTCTTTCAGCCATTGCGTCTGGCTGAGATCGGTGTGCGGAGTCGCTTTGATTTGCTCGCTGGTCATATGCAGTTTTGGAGGTGCCACGCCTTGTGCTGATATGGATTCATACAAGCGGCTCCGCATTGAGGGCAGCACAATAAGAAGGTTTGAGGCGCGGGCATGACCTCTGACCATGTCATCGGATCGCCAAGAAATTCCGCTAGCTGCTCCCGCGTCTTTGCAAGCTCTGGAGTAAATGTCACGCTTCGCTGCCCCCTGGCTGCCTCAATAGAAACTTGTGCAGATTTCCCTCATAAACCTTGTCTTTGGCATGATGGTCGATGCTCAGATTCGGCACGATCCAGATATCGCCGCATTTCTCTTTCCATCTGCGGGCAAATGAGTAGTCTTCTCCCCACCAGATACGTTCGTGTACCCCATGATTGAAGAGATCGACGGACAAGTGGTACATCGGGCCGTAACAAAGCTCTGGATAGGCAACCATGAATCTATCAATCGCCTCTTTGGTGATCTTGAGAAACCCTGCGGGAACGAGTTTGGCTGAGATTGCGCCGTCAGATGAGCGCTGCTTGGGTGAGAAGTTCGCATTCGTTTCCCATGTGCCCATATAGAACTCTTCTGTTGGGCCGTCTTCGGTCTTGCAGCGGTATGTCCCTGCAACCACATCGCCTTCAGTTTCAATTAGCTTGAGCAAGTCTTCCGGCGCCCAAGAAACGTCATAGTCGATGAACACGATGACATCTGCTTTGGCATCCAGCGCAGCACGGAGCATGTTCGCTCTTGCGGCTGAGATATAAGGGCAGGCGATTTGCTGGGCGTATCCGTGTTCCCATCCAGCTTTTTCAATGAGAGGTACCGAGTCCTCCAGCGCCTTGATATAAGGAGCTGTTGGACCCGATAGACTCGGCGTGCAGAAAACGACTTTCAAACTACGCGGCGCCTTTCCAGAGGCCAAGGCTGGTAAGCGTTGCGGTTACTTCCACGATCCATGCCGTGAGGCTGGCTGCGATGGAAATGTTGGACGAAACCGATACCACAGATGCAGCCTGAATTGCCGCCGCACGCTGTGCTACCGGGGTTACGCCGTAGAAGCTGATGAGATCCGTTGCCGACTGCCCTAGAGCTGTGCCGGAGCCGTTCGCATCGCTGAGTTGTCTGCCGATTGCCATAGAATTTCTCCAATCTCAAAAATAGGAGGGCCGAAGCCCTCCCTTGGGTTACTGAGCGATAACGCGAACTGCCAGCTCGGGGCGGAGGGTCTTGTAGCCATACAGAACGTCGATTCTGCAGGGCACATTGTCGTTGACGATGTCGTACTGGCGAGCAATACGCATCGAAATGCCGTCCATGACCTGACGTGAGCCCCATGTGCCGAACTTTGAAACATCGATCAGATCGGCAGAGACGAAGGTGAACGCTTCGGGATGGAAGAATACCGACTGGCTTAGGAGAGCCGAAGCAGCGCCGAGTTTGACGACAGTCAAGCCAGCACCCACAGCGGTAACGTTCTGCCCTGCACCGGTTGTGACGGGGGTCGGAGAAACAGTGATGTTTCCCGCTCCACCGGCGTAATCGGCAAGCACAACGAACTGTTGCAGGAATCCGCGATCGGCCTTGGTTTCCGGATCCACCGCATCCACTGTCGAGAAGGTGAGGATGTCACCCTTCTTCAGCGTGTTCGCGCCTGCAGCCAGAACCACCGTAGCGCTTCCGCTGGTCAGGGTTGCTGTGTAACCGCTTGTGGCCGCCGTGGTGCCTGACTGGAAGGAGTTCAGCACCGTGTTTTCGTAGGTGTCGAACCCATTCACTCGCCCAATCTTGCCCATCAGGTAAGGCCTGGACACAGACTCCTGCGGATTAAAGAAACCCTTGATGGCGTCGAGGAATGAAACCACGTGCCCGGGAGTCATGGTTCCGCAGCGTTCGGTTGGCGGTGCAAGATACAGGTTAAGGATTTTGCGCGCGTTGGCGATGTCCTTGTAAGACAAGGCAGCCGCGCTGTCGTCGACCGCGTTGTAAACATCGAGAACCATCGAGAGCGCGTCAGCTTCAATCTGCGTTGCCAGCACAGACATAGCTGGCTGAAGATAGCGCTTCGAGAATTCGTCAATGGTGAGGGTGAGGTCTTTCGAGCTGAAGAATGTGTCAACGCCCTTTTGCGTCGAGACAGTCAGCACCTGGCTGGTTTCGGTCGTATCCTGCACCTGGAGAACCGCGCCAGTACGAACCGTGTACTTGTTCGGCATGCGGATGGTGAGCGAAGGGCCGATCTTTCCGGAAGGCGCTACGTCAGCATTGGCGAACTGGCTGTCGTATTGCTTGTTGATGTTGCCGATGAAGTTGAGGTTAGCGTGCAGGATACGCAACGCTTCCTTTGTGATGATGGTGGGTGAAAGAAGAGTATTGGCCACAGAAGGCTCCTAGAACGCCCTCAGCCCAGACCGACCTGCTTATTGCGTTGCCGCATCCACTCGTCGTTCGAAAGGCTATCGTCGCTCACGTCGAAGGC